TGGCCACTATCAGCTGCTGGCGAACATACTGGAGGTATTGAGTGTTAATCATGCTGTCTCTCCCAGGGTCTGATAGATGCGAACGTAATTCCGTAAAATGCGATAGTCGGTCATCACCGTTCTGCGGTGCCGGCAGAGGCGGAGCTTTTGCCAGCGCTCCCGGATGCGCTCAATTACGTCCTGGTTCATGCGGCCTCCGCCATAAGCTGGTCATACGTCAGGTAAAGGCCCCAGCAGCTAAACAGCACATGCGCCTTAACGACGGCCATTTCCTCGTTGTTCCAGCGGCAGAACCACCTGATCGCGCCCATAACCTCGCTCTCTATCTGATGCGGTCCGTTCAGGTGGATGGGATAAACCACATCATCAAAAACAGCAGCAGTGGACATTGGGTATTGGATTTTGCTCATGCGGCCTCCCTTTGCTTGACGAGTGCGCGGCGTAACGCGCTGTAATGGCGTCTGATGCCTTCCAGTTCTTCGATGGTGTATCGGTGAGGGGTGTTGTTGTTTTCGAGCGCTTCGACGCGCTCAGCGCCGATTTTCTCTACCAGGCCAATGCGGTACTGCTGCTGGTTGCCCGACAGCTGCACGTTGCAGTGATGGCACTGCTTATTGATATTGTCTTCGTTGTAGCGCAGGTGCGATGCCTTGCCGCGGGAACGGTAATGTCCTGCTTCCCATTGGACCGTTTCGAATGTGCCGCAGCTGATGCACGGCAGGTCAAAGTCCCGCTCGCGAATGTAGTCATTAACGACGCGCTGGGTCATGTCTTCCCAGTGCTTAAGAGGTTTCACCGCAGCTTTGCGTTTGCGCCAGGCGGCGCGCTCTTTCTTCTCTTTCGCCTGAGCCTGCTTTTCGCGCTTCTTCTCAAGCTCCTGCATGGCAAATTCAGCGCCATGCTCAGGGCAGCACCAACGATGATTTTCGAATGCTGGGGTGAATTTTGTCCGGCAGATTTTGCACCGGCGCTGAGTACGTTTAAGCATGTGGCCTCCTTGCTCTCAGGCAGAGCCACTTCTTGTCGACCAGACGGGCCGTATAGCCTTTCAGTGTCGGGATGTCGGAAGGCTTAACTTCGACTTTGCGCTGGCGGCGCGCCGGCACGCGGAAGATTTCGTTGCTGATAACGCGGGAAAGTGGAGTAGACATCAGGCCTCCTGCTTATCGCGCAGCTGCTGGTACTCGCAACCACTTGGGATAGTCAGGGCCAGGCCGAACTGGGCGCACCACATTTCAACCTTCACCAGAAAAATGTGCATTTCCCCGGTATCAAGGTCGGCAGTGTGGCGAGGCTCCCAGGTGGTGGTCTTCTCGCCGGTAATGAAGTCGGTGTAGGTTACCTCTTCGCAGCCGAGATAGGTCTTTTTGAGGTTGCGCTTAACCCACTCAGGGGTTGCGTCGGTACGTCCTGAGTTAATCAGGTATTCGCTGATTTCCGTGTACCACATGTGGCTGAGTGCGTTCTGCGACAGGCTGCGCTTCTCGCGCCACGGCTTCACCTGAAGGCGGAAGCACTGGCCAGCATCCAGTAATGGCTGAATCTGCTGGCCAATAGCCGCGAAGTTGCCGCGATGGAGTTTGATGCCGTCTACTGGAAGTGTCATACGGCCTCCTTAACGGAAACCGCAGAATGCAGAAAATCGCCGGTGACGGACGCCATCGGTGACAGGTATTGCTTTAAGGTTTTGTGCGCCATGTGTCCCCACTTGGCGCCGGGGTAAAGTTGTCAGTTGTCCAGACTGACTAGGTAATTATCGCCCTTCCCGGGGATAAAAGCAAAATGAGCATATACGATAAAACCCCTCAGGAGAGGGGTTTGATTTCAACGGGAAGCTTTGCGTTCTGCGGGGGATTTACTCACCTTTCGCCTCCCGACGCATCTGTGCGATTGGGTTATTCCAGGCGTCGATATCTTCCTGAATCACCTTGCCGTGACCGTTGCATAGCTCGCAGGAACGCAGGAGCCCGTAACACACCGGGCATTTCTCGCCAAACTGGCGCTTCCACTTCAGCAATGCTGCATGCTTGCCAATTTCCTCAATGGTGCGCATCACTTCACCTCCTGCGGGGCGGCTGCGAGCATGGCCTGGTACCCACAAATGCTTAGCCTTGATATCGGCGCAACTGACGATTCGTAGTAAGCATCTCTCATGTCTTCCGTCGGCTCCTTCGGCACCATCACGTAACCATCTGGAATCACTGGGATACCGGTAGGAGCGGCCTGATACATGCGCCACAGAGCCTGCGTTACGGGATGCTTAAATACCTTGCCGTCCCATTCCATCCTCAGCTCGTAACCCCTGTCATCAGAGCAAACCAGGTCCATTTCTGACCAGTTCCAGAACTCATTGCACAGGGAGATGAAGTGCTCGCGTGAGCGGTTAGTTGACGTTTCCGAGATTTCCCGAAAATGTTTAGTTGACGAATTCCCGTTTTCCCGACAATTGCCAGCCAGCAGGTCCTGCACATTTTCTCTGCTCCTGCAGTTATTCGATTCTCCTGCACTTTTTGGGAGCCCCTGCAGCATGGCGGCTCGGCAGGCGTTCCATCCAGCAGCCCAAGCATCAGGCTGGCTCGGGTATAGTTCTGGGAAGTCGTCACTGTAAGCCTCTTCCGGCACCACCGGCACCACCGGCACTGGCTGCGCCTTCTCCAGCGCCTCTACCAGCTCAGCATTTCGAGATTCAGCCTCCTTCAGTTTTTTGGTCAACCTGTCGTGACCATCAACAATTTTCGAAACCTGGCTGACCATATGCTCTTCTGCACGCTCTACAGCATCACACAACGCTCTGGTACTAACGACGCGCTTACCTGATTCACAGAGAGCATGCAGTGGTGTAAAAAACTCACGACGCGCCATCCGGGCGGCGACGATAATCAAAATACTCCCCGACTCGCGGGCAGATTCTTGTGTCAGTTCGGTGATATCAGTTGTCATGCTAACCTCCAGCAAATTTGAGTTTTATACGAGCTTTCCCAGCGCTCAATCCGTCCTGAGGCTTCAAGTTTTTTCAGGCGGCGCAGCGTATAGGCCGTATTGATTTCTTTGTGCCTCCTGCGTAGCCAATAGGCCACGACGTAAGTCATGCATTGACCGTGCTCACTCAGCACCTGAATGATTTCTTCATCGGTAGGCTTGCTCATTTGCCCCCCTCGCGCAGCAAGCGCGCTACTTCCGCGCAGATGTTCGGCGCGTCGGTGAAGTCGTCATCATCTGACGTAACCAGTGCTTTAACGCAGGCTTCTGCCCCATCAGCCTTAATCACGGCTACGATGCGATCGGTGGCGGGGGTTTCCATCGCAGTTTTCAGCACATCGACGTACCATTCGTGGTACCGGTAATCCAGCATCCCGTCGGCCTGCTCAATCCACATATCGGATGCGGTAGCAAATTCGGCAGCCTGCTTCATCGCCACATTCTCCGCAGCCAGCTGCTTAAACGCTTTCGCCAGCGCCATAACCTTTGTCTCTTTGATCGACAGCTCGCCCGCACTCTCCAGCGACTGAATGAGCTCGTTTACTGTTGAGATGTTCATTTTCTCACTCCCGCCAGGCACTGGTTAAACAGGTTGGTCATTGGGTTTGCGCCACCCGGAAGCTTCATAAACTGGAGGTCTGATGACTCGGTTACCGTTGTCGGGTCTGTCAGGGTGTAGCGGTAGCTTCTGCACTCCCCTTCGCGCTTAACCTGGCCGTCTTTGTTCATCTGCCAGAGCGCTGAATTGACCACTGAAGAGTCAAGCCCGGTACCGCGGCGGATATCCTGAAAGTTGCAGCCCGGATGCTGGCCGACGAAGTTAATAACGGCTTGTTTGCCAGAGTTCTTTTTCATCAAAATCCACCCCGCTTGGTTGGTTTCTCTTCCTTCTCGCGCCGGCGCTGACTGGCAGCTTCCTGGTCGCAGTCGTAAATCGCCCCGTGACGCTGCTCGCAATAGACAACACCAGTCTCGCCATGCCGGTTAAGGCGCAGCAGCAGCTCTGTGTCACTCTGGTTTGCGTTCTCGTCGTAGGCACCTTCCCGGTAGATGGCCAGCCAGTAGTCGCAGTCCTGCTCAATCTGTCCGGTGTCACGGGAGTCGCTCGGCAAGGGGCGCTTATTGGTTCGCTTCTCAAGCTCACGATTAAGCTGAGTCAGGAGAACGACGACGCAATCCAGCTCCTTAGCAAGAATCTTCAGGCCTTTGGTGATCAGCCCATAGGCCAGGTCGTTTCGCTCAGCCTTATCGGCGGTCATCAGCGTGAGGTAATCGACGAGGATCATCCCGACCTTCCCGCGCTCGCGCTTGATTCGGCGCGACTCGGCCATAACATGCGCCAGTGAAATACCCGGGGTGTCATCAATCAGGAGGTTGTTGGTTTCAATAAGGGCGCCCATTACACCGGTGGCCTTTTGCAGATCGCTGTTCCAGTCCCCGCGATAGCCGTAGTCATCCTTAGTCATGTCCGGGTAAAACAGGTTTGGAGAGATCCGCCCCTTCTGGGCTGTGATTTTCTCCACCATCTGGCCTTCCGGCATTTCCAGGGAGAACATCAGGGCCGGTTCGTTTTCCACCGTGGCGCAGTTGACACCCATCTGGGTGTAAAGGGTGGTTTTCCCCATTTTCGGGCGGGCGCCGATGACGAACAGGCTTCCGCGCACAATGCGCTTAACCCCGAGCAATTCATCAAGCGAGCGGATCCCGGTAGACAACCCGCGGGAACGGCCGTCAGGTTTCATCCGATCGTCAAACTCATTCGACCAGTCATTCACCGCGTCATAGAACGTGCGCAGACCGGTTTTACGGCCAGTTTTGACGTGCTCGTTTATCTCGGTAAACAGCCCCTGAATAGCGTCAAATTTCTGTTCTGCCGTCATGCCGTTGCGGGAATAAAGCAGCTCGATCGCCTTCGTGGTTTTTTCGATGCCATAGCGTTCCATTGCTGTCTCGCGGACGCGCATTGCATAGGCCACGATGTTCGCCGCGCTTGGCGTGTTTTTTGACAGTTCAGCCAGGTATGCAAAGCCACCTACCGATTCCGTCAGCGACTTGCTTTCCAGGGCATCAAACAGGGTCAGCAGGTCTACCGGCTTCTGGTCCCGGTACATCTGCCGCATTTCGGCAAAAATCACCTGGTGCGGGCGCGAGTAAAATGATTCTGGCTTGAGTATCGACAGAACCTTCTGAGTGCGTTCGCTGCTGTCGTCATCCAGCAGGAGTCCGCCAAGTACGCTCTGCTCTGCTTCAATGCTGTGCGGAGGTGTCATGAAATCAGAGGTCATCACAGGCCCCCTCGCGCGTTTTGGCGTAGACATCGACGTTCAGGAAGTATTCCAGCGACTTGCGGCGCCAGGTTTTCCCGGTGCGCTGATCAGGGCGATTCTCAAGCATCCAGCGGCAGTTACTGGCGATGTAGCTCAGGTAAGATTCCCAGTCGGCCAGGGTAAAGCTATGGCCATCAAGCTGACGGGTAATCTTGTTGGCCTTCTGCCAGAACGAACGGATCAGGTTACGGCGCTTATCAGTAAGGATCCTGATGCCTTGTGCTTCTGGCAGAACCTGGTGGTAAACCTCAACAACCTGCTCACAGCTGAGAGACGGTTTTTTCGGTTCTGATTTTTTCGATGCTGATGCACTCTCTTCTACGTCAGTAGAAGAGATATTATTTAATATATTGTTTGTGGCATTCTGTTGGCATTCTGTTGGCACAACCTCGCCCGTACGCAGCGTGGTTACTGGGTTTGCGTTGGCATTCTGTTGGCATTCTGTTGGCACAAAAAATTGCTGATAGTCGTCGTATTTGGTGACGGTTAAGAGGGTAAATTTCTTGTTTGCGAGGGTGGTGACCATGCCCATTTTCGCGAACTTGTTCAGCAGGTACTTAACCCTGTCAGGTGCTATTCCCGTGTCTTTCGACAGGGTGTGTCGCCCAGTGATTACCTGCCCGCGGGCAACCGGATACTCACCAAACTCTGTGGTGACCATCCCGTCAGCTGAATTCACCTCCATGATGAGATGGATCCACAGATGGACGGCTTCACTGTCGGTCTTGTAGAACGGCAGCTCTCTTACTTTACGGTGCAGGAATACCAACCCCTGCCCTGATGGCTGAGGTTTCTCCATGGGCTTCTGAGACCCTCTAAAATCGGATATGCGGAGAACGTTACTCACGGCCTTCCTCCTTCCGTTTCAGCTCTTCCAGGATGGCGCGCATCTTTTCGGCCACCACTGGATTTACCGAGCGAACAAAACGGTCACGAGTAACATTTTTGTGTGTTTGCGCCTGGTAAAATCTGTTGCTCTTAGGCATAATTACTCCTGTGAATTGATCCAGTTAATTCGCATCAGGCCTCAAAGTGTTGCGAGCACTTTGGGGCCGCTTCATTTCTGAGAATGGTCGCTACCTCTTTCGCTAGCCGAGCCATATCATCATCCGCAATCCCCCACTCAAGAGCTGCTAGCAGCATTGACATTCGAGGGATCAAATTCTCTTTCCAGGTGGTAACCGTCGATTTATGAACCCCAAGCAACTTCGCAATGTTTGTGGCACCGCGAAGTGCTATCTGATTCAGAATCCATGACTCAATGTTCCTGGCCTGTGTTTTGTTGCGTGTGGTTGAATTCTCCATTTGTAATACTTCCTCTGGTGTTGTTTGAAGGGCCGCTGATTAGGCGGCCGGTGAATGCGCGCTTAGCAACTGTGCAAGGTCAGGACGGATCTCTGCTGCCTTAATCCTGCCGTTAGTCGCAGACACAATTTTCATCACATAGCGGGCATCAATTCCGCCGCCATGCAGCCAGCGCCAAACTGTAGGCTGTGCTACGCCACACAGATCGGCCAATTTTTTCTGACTTCCAGCGATATCAATTGCCTTCTGGATGGTTTTGTTCGTCATGTTCCAATTCCTATAAGTATTGGTGCAAAATGATAATAGCAATGCGTATTGGTTTTAGCAATAGCAAAACGTGTTTTGACCAGTAATACGCAAGCGTATAAATTTGAAATTATGAAAAAAGAAACTCTTGCAGATCGTCTAAACGAAGCCATGAATTTGGCTGGAATGTCCCAAGGGGCGCTTGCTAAGGCCTCAGGTATTGCTCAGCCGACCATTTGGCGCCTTGTAAGCGGAAACGCCAGGGGATCAACAAAAATTGTCGAGATAGCTAATGCTTTGGGCGTCAGGTCTGAATGGTTATCAACCGGCAATGGACCGATGCGCGATGATGGCCAGCTTCCTCGTGCTGCCCAGGTTAAAAGTCAGGATACTGATGCATTCAGGATTGATGTGCTGGACCTTATGGTTAGTGCCGGTCCGGGCATCGTGAACCAGGAGTTCGTGGAGATCCTCCGCTCCGTAGAATATGCACCGGCGGAAGCGCGCCACATGTTCGATGGGCGCAAGGCTGAGAACATCCGGATCATCAACGTCCGGGGCGACAGCATGTCTGGGACGATTGAGCCGGGTGATCTGCTGTTCGTCGACATCAGTGTTAAGAGCTTCGACGGCGACGGGATATATGCGTTCCTGTACGACGACACTGCTCACGTGAAGCGCCTGCAGAAGATGAAGGACAAGCTGCTGGTTATCTCAGACAACAAGAGCTATGCAGCCTGGGACCCGATCGAGAAAGATGAGATGAACCGGGTATTCGTGTTCGGCAAGGTGATCGGCAGCATGCCGCAGACGTACAGGAAGCATGGGTAAAGCCTTAGCACGCAGAGGAAGCATGTCTGATCTGATTATCCCAATACTCATTACTTTACTGATTATCGGGCTGGTTGGGATTGTGCTCAGGCTAGATAAGATTTTCTTCAAGCGAAGGGATGAGCGGGATGACTTTGAATAAGCCAGACCGGTAGTTCGATGTGTTTTTGGTAATGCCGAAGACGTACAGGAAGCATGGGTAGCCAACCAGTGCCCTGATGAGGTGTTTGGGTGATGAGAGAATATCTGATAGTAGGCGTGGTTACTTTGCTCTCGGTTGTTGCTATCGTGCTTATGGTGGCCTGATGAGCTGTTTGGGTGACCGGCAAGATATTTGGTCGGTGCGTAGTTGGTAAAACTGCGATTGCGGGCATCAAGATATAGGCGAAAAGATAAGCTACCTATTAATTGTATTCACGAGGAAATGATGCAGGACGATCATCAGAGTGAAGGACAGATTACTGACCAAGATAATCTATTTGGATTAGACGTAGTAAGCATGCGTCCTGTTCTGGGAAAAAGGAGCGCTCATCTTAGACACACTGTGATTGCAACGGATGGATGGGAATATGCAGTTAAATGCTGTCAGGATGGAGTTGATTCCCTAGCCAAGATTGCCCACAACCCAATGCTAGTTCCAGCAAGTGAATGGTTGTGCACCAAGCTTGCTGACATGTGTGGTATAGCAACTCCTCACTGCAAAATAATTCATGATCAGAGCACTGGCGTTGATTACTTTGGGTCGAGATATGATTTGTCTGCTGCTTCCACCCCGATGGACGAGATAACCTTTGCAGAGCATTTGTGTACGTCTACAGCTCTTAAGAATCAGGTTTGGGCAATTTACGCATTTGATCAGTTTATATTCAATATTGATAGGAACTTATCGAACTATCTGTATTCCGTTGGTCGTGATGGGCATGTGATCGTCCAGCCTTTTGATTTCGGTTTTTCCTCACTGGTAATGGGGTGGCCAAATAGAACTGGTGACGCGCTGCTACCATACGGGTGCCCGACAACGGATAAGTGGGTAAGCATTAGAAAGTTGACAGGAGATCATCCTTCCTGTAGAGAATCAGGCCTAGCTATACTTGATAAGCTTTCAAGGATTCAGCCAGGAATGATTGAGTCCATATGTAATGCTATGCCAGAGTCCTGGCTAAACCCCCTTCAAAAATCGGCTTTAACGTCATGGTGGGCGAGTAACAATAGGCAAACGCGAATAGATGTTGTTCGGAAAGAGGTGTTGAGATGACAGTGTATAACTACAGCATCATAAGGATTACCCCAAATCCAGTTCGAGCAGAATCTATCAATATTGGTCTTGTTGTAGCTACACCAGGCGGCCCAGACATCCGGGTCCTTGAAACATCAACAAAGATAAAAGCGATAACTAAAACGTTTAGCATGGAAAATCTTGAGGATCTAAAGGCAAGATTAGAATTCCTACTAACCGAAAAGTTAACGCTTGAAGAAGCTGTTAGCTTTTTCCAAGGAAGCATAACCCTTTCTAACACAGGTAATTTTTCAGCAAGCACTGAATACGAGTATGAACGCAACGTTGAACTCTTGAACAAAACGTACATAACACCTGAGAGAGCTAACAAAAAGGAGCCGATCACCCAGAAGAGAATAATCACCGAACTAAAGAATCAGTTTTCTCACTATGGGATTATGGGGAAAGGATTTGATGACCTTAACGACCACAAGGTTGTTCAGGGGTACCCTCTCTCTGCTCAGCAGGGTTTGTATGCCGAGCTTTTACTGAAAAATGGTGTTTATCATCTTACCGAAACTCTAGATCTCAGGACTACAAATGCGAAACAGAAAATTGGTGATAGCGCATTCAAGGCGATAACAATGAGCACGGCCAAGACGATCTGGAGCGGAAAAGTAAATACACTCCTTGTTTATGCTGCTGATATGTCTCAAGTACGTATGCACTCGCAACAACTAGCACTTGTTGATAATTATGCAGATAGAATGTTTAACTTACTCAGTAATGAGGAAATGTCTGTTTACTTCGAGCATATGCTTACGGCGGCCGGAATGGCTGCATAAATTCAGAATCCCTCTTACCCGGCCCCGCGCCGGGTTTTTACTGCCCTACTCTTCCCTCTGCATCAGCACGTCCAGTGCCAGCTCCACCGCCAGCTCTACCTGGTCACCCTGCCACAGCACCTGAATCATCTCTATCAGCGCCTCTCTTGATGGCTCGCGCTTCTCAACCAGCAGCTGCATAACCGCTATCCCGATGACCTGCGCAATCTGCGGGTACATCTCTGAGAAAAACCCATCCTCATTTGACATGCCGCCACCCTTACTGATGTTTTTTTGAGCGCAACAGCACAATAGCAAAAAATAAATTCATTTAGCTATCAATGATTTAATAGCAAATGCTATCAGTTAATATCAATACGTATTGCTATGGTTAATACTCATTGCTATTATCAACTCATCCAAACAACACCGGCAACGCCGGGGTGAAGTCAAAACGTCCCGTTAGCCGCGATAAGGCAAAGGTGAAGAGATGATCCGCGAAGAAGACAAGCCTGCATGGCGTAATTTTTGGTTAAAGGTCGTTCCGTTTTTGGTTGCTGTTCTCGCAGTTAGCTATCCGTGCTGGGGTGGCAAATGAGCAAACAAGGCATTCGTTCACTGATTTACTGCCTGCTGATCTGCGGCGTTATCTGGACAGCGTTGATTATCAAAATTCTGCACGTTACGGGGGTGTTCAATGGTTAGTCATCATTACGGGACACAGACCGTTAACCGCGGCGCCGTTCTGCCAGGGATGCTCGTTAAGCATCGGGAAAGCACCTGGACAGCATCAGCAAATAAACGCGGCCGCCTGTACCTGCATCGCGGGATTGAGCGCACTTACACAACCGATTTGCTGGTTGAAGTTTATCTGAACGGGTTAGGGCAAGGCCTCCGCCGGTAATCGAACCAAAGAATTTAACTGAGCTATCAGGCAGCTATTACGGTGCTGGGTATTCTTACAACCAAATTTCAGGATCGAGCTATGAACGCATACCGCGCATATGACGTGATCGAAGAGCGTAAGTGGGCTGAACAGACGCTCACTGAAGAAAAGCAGAAGTGGATTGACGACCGGGCGCAGGAAATTATCAGCGCGCTGCCGGATCAGCCGATTCAGCTGTTCTATTTAAGTTTTCAGACTGGCCCTCACCCGTACGAAGGGCTTCGCAGTGATAAAGCCGGTGAAACGTATAACGACTTCATCTCGGCAGTAGCTTACGCCCAGGCGGAATACGACTGGGATCACCGCACCGGCTGCCCGTTTTAAGGAGGGGTCATGAGCTTCGATCTTATTCAATTCGTTAAGCAGCAAGAGTCGCTGTTTACCAATGCCCTTACTGACCAGAGCCTGACGTGGGCAAAGGAATGCCAGTTTGCGATTCAGTTATTCCAGCGCAATGACACATTGGCAAAAATGGCAATCAGCAACCCGGTCAGCGCTCAGAACGCGATCATTAACGTAGCTGCGGTCGGTATCAGCTTAAATCCTGCAAGCAAACTGGCTTATCTCGTCCCGCGTGACGGAATGGTATGCCTTGATATCAGCTATATGGGCCTTTTGCATATAGCCCAATCAGCCGGGGTCATTAAGTGGGGTCAGTGCAAACTGGTTCATGCATGTGACGCTTACGAAACCATTGGCCTCGATAAAGCTCCGGCCCACAAATACAACCCTTTTGCCACTCCTGAAGAGCGCGGAGCCGTTATCGGTGGCTACTGCACAGTTAAAACATCAGACGGAGATTATCTGACTGAAGAGATGAGTCTCGCCGAGATTGAAGAAATCAGAAAGGTGAGCAAAGCCGGTACATCCCCGAAAGGTCCATGGGTCAACTTCTGGTCTGAGATGGCAAGAAAGACGATCGTGAAGCGCGCCTATAAATACTGGCCGCGCGCGGACCGTCTCGATAACGCCGTGGACATGCTCAACGAGAGCGAAGGCATCTTTACCGAGCCGACTATGCCTTACACACCTGAAAGTGAAGTTATCCAGTCGAAAGAAAACGCTGAGCAAGAGCTGAACAATACAGTCCGTTCGCTTTGCGAAGACATGAAGCAGGCAGAAAACATGAATGCCCTCAAAACCCATTTTCAGGCGGCCTACAAAATGACTGCAGGAATGCGGCTGCAGCAAGAGGTTCAGGCTGTTTATGCAAAGTGTAAAGCCAAATTTGAAGAGGTTACCCAATGACAGCTCTTTATCAGATCGCCAACGACTTCGCCAAGCTGACCGACTCAGGAATGGAGCCTGAACAGATAGCCGACACCCTTGATGGGATTGAGTGGGAGCTGGAAGCAAAGGTTGAGCAGATTCTTGCGATCTGCAAAAACGAATCTGCCTATGCCGAAGCCCTGAAAGAAGAGAGTAAGCGCCTTACTGAGCGAGCAAAAGCGGCTGAAAACCGTGTGGCAAGCATGAAGGATTATGTTGCCTTATCACTCGAAACTGCCGGGAAAAAGTCACTGAAAGCAGGTATCCATCAGGTCACGATTCGCGCCCCCTCTAAGTCTGTCGAGATTACTGATGCCAACGCATTGCCGCCAGAATTCGTCGAATACGAGACGAATATCAAACCAGACAAACTGGCTATCAAACATCAAATCGAAGCTGGCGTGGATGTACCGGGGGCGCAAATAAAACTCGGCAAGCCGTCACTGATTATCAAATAGGCCGAAACATTCGTGGAGCAGTGGAAATGAAACATCACCACGACGGTATCACCGTTGGCAGTGCCACTCTGCCCTATTCCATCAATCGCCGGGGATGGATCGCCCCAAGCGGCGACGTTATCAAAAACCCATTAAAGGCTCAGCGCCTGGCCGAGCTGATGAACAGTAAGAAGGTGATGGCATGACTGACTACACCGGAAGCAAAACTCCAGTTGAGCAGAGAAACCTTTGGCAAACGCCGATCCCTCTGTTCGTCGCTCTGGATGCGGAATTCTGCCTGACACTGGACGCGGCAGCATCAGCTGATAACGCGCTATGCAACCGCTATATCACGGAAAAGCAGAACACGCTTGAAACGCCATGGGCTGATTACCTGAGCATTCCCGGATACGTCTGGCTGAACCCGCCATACAGCGACATCACGCCGTTCGTGAAAAAGGCAGCCGCCGAGAGCACCAATCAGATCGGCACGGTGATGTTGGTCCCAGCTGATACGTCCGTCGGTTGGTTCCGTGAGGCTATCGAGACGGCCAGCGAAGTGCGGTTCATCGTCGGCGGCCGTCTGGCCTTTATCAATCCGGTATCCGGAAAGCCGGTCAGCGGCAACAACAAAGGCTCAATGCTGATTATCTGGCATCCCTACCCGCGCACCCACTGTCAGTTCACGACCGTTGAGCGTGATGCTCTGATTAATTTCGGCGCCCGATTGATAGCCAAACGGGAGGCAGCATGACGCCAGAAGAGAAAGAAAACGCCCTCCGCGCCCAGGCTCGTCGCTGCGCAGAAGAGCTAACCAAAGCGATGAGCGTAAAGCCTAAACCGAAGTGGAACGCTGTATGCCCCCCCATCCTTCGCAAGCACTACGAGAAGGTCCGGCCTATGGGCGTCAGTCTGGTGAAATTTGTCAGTGTTATTGGCCGCATGCAAGGCCGGTATGGAGTGGAATCATGAGCAAAAAACTTTACATCGAACTTGGCGATACATACGTCGTAACCGGGTCAGCACAAGACCTTGTTTTGAGCGAGAAGAAAACAGTAACCGATGAGAAAAGTAAAAACTTCGGCAATGAAACCCTCTCTCGCATCGGTTACTACAGCAAATTTGAGCACCTGGTGAAAGAGTTATGCCACCGGGAAATCCTGCAATCAGAAGCGCAGTCACTGGAAGAGTTGCGCGACTACATCTTTGCACTCGGCGATAAGCTGAGTAAGGCGGTCGAGTTATGAGCTTCTTCGAAATTGACTCGCGATTTTTGATCGATACCGCATTTCACCGTCTGGAAATCATCCGTGATGATGGTCTGTATCGGCACCTGCGCATGCAGCAGCAGGGAACGTCCTGCTACTACTACGACGTGATCACCTGGCCTGGCTACCTGACCGTCACCGGTGACATGGGAACCTGGACCTTCTCCCGTATCGCGGACATGTTCAAGTTTTTTGGCGCCTTTGAAGGAGGGATTAATACCAGTTATTGGTCTGAAAAGCTGGAAGCTGGCGCTGGCTGTTCGGCGCGCGAAATGCTGGCAAAAGAATATAACCACGAGGCGTTCTGCAAAAGCCTGAAAGAGTCTCTTAGTGATTACCTGGAGGATGAGGAGGGCTTAGAACCAGAAGAAGATGAAGACTGGGACGACGATGACGATACGCCAGATAGCGATAAAGCAAGGGTGCGCGAAATTGTCCGTGAATTATGCAGGGCTGGGTTCAACAACGATTTTGAAGCTTATAACGCTGTTTATGATGCTGATTGGCCTGAAAGGTTTAGCGCCTGGGACATCTGCGACGGCCTGACCTTTAAGACGTATACCAGCCATTTCCGCTGGATTCTGTTTGCTATCACCTGGGCCATCAGCAAATACCACAACGCGAAGATTGTTGATAAAGCGATGACTACGTTTTTGGCCTTTAAAGGAGTCGACGCATGAGCGCAGAAATCATCGATCAGGCCAACGAACTCGAAGAGCTGCAGCGTGAAGCCGCTATAGCGAAATATCGCATCAACCATAACGCAGTATCGGCTACTCATTGTGCAGATTGCGGGGAAGGAATACCAGAAAGGCGTCGGGAGGCGGTGGCGGGCTGCCAGCGCTGCGCTGACTGTCAGGAAGAGGCTGAAGAACGCGGAAAGCATCGGAGGTGACAGGTGTTCAAGCTTATTCAGCGCGGCCAGATTTACGCCGACAGCCACGGATGGCCGGTAATTATCGCCGGCAGCGACGAGAAGACGGTTCGCTACTGGCGCCAAGGCCGGATTAACACGGCAAGCATTGATCGCTTTAACAATGATTTCGAACCGCTCTCCCGCGAAGAGGCGCACCAGATACGCGCCGAACTGGAGCAGAGTGAGCATATTAAAAAGCTGCGCGCCCAGCGCGCGGCCTGATTCAGGAGGTTATATGAGCGAAGTAATTCAACTGGTGCCTAACAAGTGGGTCACAGAAAAGAAACTCACAGAAATTACCGGTCTTCGTTCTGGAACAATCGAAAGGGCAAGAAAGAACTCCTGGTTCGTGGGTCGGGAATATATGCATGTTTCACCTGATGGCGATCCAAACCCTAACAGCCAGTGCATGTATAACCTGGAAGCGATTAATCAATGGATAGAGCGCCAGTCGTCGAAACAGCCAGGTGCTCATTCATGCTGAAAGCGATATTCTTAACATGCTCTTGGGCGCTGGGGAGGAAAAATGGCTAAACCGTCATATCCAACTGGCGTTGAGAACCATGGCGGATCGCTTCGCATATGGTTCATTTATCAGGGTGTCAGGGTTAGGGAAAACCTTGGCGTTCCTGACACACCAAAAAACAGAAAGACAGCTGGCGAGCTAAGAAGCTCAGTATGTTTCGCAATCAAAATGGGAAACTTCAACTATGCCAGCCAGTTTCCTGAGTCTCAAAACTTGAAAAAATTCGGGGTTGAGAAAAAGGAAATAACAGTAAGCGAAATCGCTGAGAAATGGCTTGAGCTCAAACGTATTGAGATGAGCAGCAACGGATTTGTGGGTTATGAGTCCATTGTCAAAAACATGGTGCCAAGGATTGGCGGTGACAGGTTCATTTCCTCAGTAAACAGAGAGGATTTGTTGATTATCAGGAAGGAGCTTCTGACCGGGTGGAAAGTGCCTAAAAAAGGGCATAAACCATCAAAGGGAAGAACGGTACCCACTGTTAACAACTATATGACCACTATTTCAGGAATGTTCAGTTTTGCTGTAGCGAGTGGGTACACGGCAGAAAACCCGTTTAACGGTATATCAGCTTTGACTAGAAGTCGCCCAGATCCCGACCCTCTTTCGAGAGATGAGTTTTTGAGGCTTCTTGATAGCTGCAAGCACACTCAGATCAGGAACATCTGGGCCCTGGCAGTGTACACCGGCATTCGTCATGGGGAGCTGGTTTCACTGGCCTGGGAGGATATCGACCTGAAAGCGGGAACGATGATGATCAGGAGGAACTTTACGCCGACAAATGAATTTACCATGCCAAAAACTAAAGCTGGAACGAACAGGGTTGTTTTCCTGATTGAACCAGCAATAGAAGCACTCCGCAGCCAGGCAGAGATGACAAGGTTTGGTAAACAGCATGAAGTAGAAGTAAACCTACGGGAGTATGGGAGAAAGGAAAAGCACGAATGTACATTTGTGTTTGATCCGCGACTCACCGGGCGAAACTACCTTGCAGGAGACCATTATGCAGTCGGGTCGATAAAGAAAATTTGGGATGCTCATATTAAGCGCGCCGGCCTTCGACACCGGAACGCTTATCAGACGAGGCACACTTATGCTTGCTGGTCTCTGTCAGCCGGAGCAAACCCGAACTTCATCGCCACACAAATGGGTCATGCCGATGCACAGATGGTTTACAAGGTTTATGGAAAATGGATGGCGGAAAAAAACACGGAGCAGGTGGCGCTTTTGAACCAGAAACTATCTGATTTTGCCCCATCCCTGCCCCACGATGAAGTGATGAATGGATAATATATTGATATATCATTACGTTACATATCAACATGCTACATATTGATAACACAAGAGGCACGAAATGCGCTCGACCCGGTGCAAAGCTTGTGGTGTGATCCCTGTTCAATATATTAAACTAGGCCTCGCAAATGACCGTCAGCGTCGCCATCGACCGTCACTGCGGGACAGAGTCGGGTAATAAAGGTATACTCCGCCTCCTTTTTTCTGCTTCGGTTTTTGATGGAAACGCTCCAGTGAGAGGACGCTACTGCGCACCATGACACAATTCACTTCTCCTGTACTGCACTCGCTGCTCGATACGGACGCCTACAAGCTGCACATGCAGCAGGCTGTCTTCCACCGCTACGGCGATGTACACGTTGCGGCGGAGTTCCGCTGCCGCGGGGACGATCTGCTCGGGATCTACGCCGACGCAATTCGCGAGCAGGTTGAAACCATGCGCGACCTGAAGCTGCAGGACGATGAATATCACTGGTTGTCTACCCTGCCGTTCTTTTCCCAGGATTATCTCGACTGGCTACGCGACTTCCGTTATGACCCGGGCCAGGTCACCGTCAACAATGAAAACGGCAAGCTGAATATTCGCCTGTCCGGTCCATGGCGTGAAGTCATCATGTGGGAAGTTCCGCTGCTGGCGGTGATTAGCGAGCTGGTCCATCATTATCGCTCGCCGGAAATCAGCGTCGATTTAGCGCTGGAAACCCTCGAACACAAGCTGGCTGATTTTGCGCAACTCACCGCCGACCTCGATCTCAGCCACTTCCGTCTGATGGACTTCGGCACCCGCCGTCGCTTCTCGCGTGAAGTGCAGCAGGCCATCGTCGAACGTCTGCAGCAGGAGCCGTGGTTTATCGGTACCAGCAACTACGATCTGGCTCGCCGTCTTCATCTGACGCCAATGGGCACTCAGGCGCATGAATGGTTCCAGGCGCATCAGCAAATCAGCCCCAGTTTAGCCAACAGCCAGCGCGCGGCGCTGGCAGCCTGGCTGGAAGAGTATCCTGACAAACTCGGCATCGCCCTCACCGACTGCATTACCATGGACGCTTTCCTGCGCGATTTCGGCCCGGAGTTTGCCAGCCGCTACCAGGGGCTGCGCCACGATTCCGGCGACCCTGTCGAGTGGGGCGAAAAAGCCATCGCGCATTACCAGAAGCTGGGGATCGACCCCATGAGTAAAGTGCTGGTCTTTTCCGATAACCTCGATCTGGCAAAAGCCGTCGATCTCTATCGCCACTTCTCTTCGCGGGTCAATCTGAGCTTCGGCATTGGTACGCGTTTAACCTGCGACATTCCGCAGGTTAAACCGCTAAACATCGTGATAAAGCTGGTGGAATGTAACGGTAAGCCGGTCGCGAAGCTCTCCGACAGCCCGGGGAAAACTATCTGCCACGACAAGGCGTTTGTCCGGGCACTGCGTAAAGCCTTTGACCTTCCGCCGGTGAAAAAGGCCAGTTAA